CCTGTTGGACGACAGCGTGGACCGCTGTGCTGACGTGTTCCCAACCCTTGACGACTTGGAGAACGCTGGGTACTCAGACCAGGAAGCGAACGACCTGCGAGCAGTGACCATGCCTACGACACGAATCGGTATCGTGGCGAACAACATTCCAACAGCGAACAAACGATTCAACGGCAAGACCATGCGTCGTATGCTCGTCAGAGCAGAAGGGGAATCCCCATGATCATCGAAGACTTGAAGCCCCTGGCGACTGACATTGGGAGACTGTCGAACCTGCCAGATATCCCACGCAAGGGGAACGTGGACGCTGTAGCGAACAGCCTTGCCACGTTCGGGCAACGGAAGCCGATCATCGCACGCAAGGTGGACGGGGTGGTCATCGCAGGGAATCACACGCTTCAAGCCGCGAGACAACTGGGGTGGACTGAGGTTGCGGTGGTGTGGGTCGAAGACGACGACATTACCGCTAAGGCTTACGCATTGGCAGACAACAGGACCGCTGAACTCGGAACCTACGACGACCAGTTGCTTGCCGACATGATTCTGGCTGTTCGACACGAAGACGAACACCTACTGTCCATGTCAGGCTGGGACGACCAGGCTGTTCAAGACCTGCTGTACATCATCGAAGCAGATGAGCAAGCACCAGAAGTCCCTGTCAGCGACCCTGAACCTGGAAGCACGCCACCACCGTCGAAAGCCCCAGCATTGACTGTCCCAGGCGACGTATGGCTGTTGGGACCACACAGGCTGATGTGCGGTGACAGTCGCGTTCCGACAGACGTGGACCGTCTGCTGGCTGGAAGCAAGATCAACTTGGCGTTCACCAGCCCACCGTACGCAGAACAACGCACCTACGACCAGTCGTCTGGTTTCAAGCCCATTCCACCTGACGACTATGTGGAGTGGTTCCAGATGATTCAGGCGAACGTGAAAGCGAACCTAGTAGATGATGGTTCCTGGTTCGTGAACATCAAGCCAGCGTCAGAAGGGCTAGATACTGCGCTGTATGTGTTCGACCTGGTGCTTGCCCATGCTCGTCAATGGGGCTGGCATTTCGCCACTGAGTTCTGTTGGGAACGCCCTGGCGTGCCAGGTGAAGTCGTTCGTCGGTTCAAGAACCAGTATGAACCCATCTACCAGTTCACCTTGAACGACTGGAAGATCAGACCCGAAGCAGTGAAGAAGCCAAGTGGTTCAGCGTTCTCATACGAAGGTGTGGAATCCCGTTGGGCCGCGGCTGAACACCAAGGGGAAAGCAAGGGAATGACGCAGACGACCCACGAAGGGCTTGCCTTCCCAGGTAATCGCCTACCGACGTTTGCTGGTTCCCACGAGGCGTTAGGGCATGGCGCGGCGTTTCCTGTGGGTCTGCCTGAGTTCTTCGTGAAGGCTTACACCGATGAGGGTGACACTGTGTATGACCCGTTCATGGGTTCAGGTTCCACACTTCTCGCTAGTCACCAGCAGAACCGCATAGCGTTCGGAATGGAAATCAGCCCTGCCTACTGCGACATAATCTGCCGACGCTGGCAACGCCACACAGGAATCAAGCCAATCAGCGAAGCCACAGGGAACGAACACGACTTCGACCGTGACGAGTAAGCCAGCACCAACGCACTAACGCACGAAGGAACTACCATGACAGTTGCTATGGCTGACGAATGGGACAACACGCCTGTAACGAAGGCGAAGCCCTCGTCTACAGACTTCATGGAAGTCGGCTCAGCGGGCCTACACCAGAACGGCGGTATCGTCGCTGACGACTTCTTGCGCCAACTTCAAGGCAAGCAGAAGTACGCCAACTTCAGGGAAATGGCTGACAATGACCCTGTAGTCGGTGGCTACCTGAACGGCATTGAAATGATCGTCCGTTCGGTGGACTGGTCCGTTCGTCCTGCTGACGAGAACGATGAACGTGCGGTCGCTGAAGCAGAGTTCGTGTCCGGCTGTCTGAACGACATGAGTACAACGTGGGACGACACGCTGGCTTCCATTCTCACGTTCCTGGTGTACGGGTTCTCGTACCACGAGATTGTCTACAAGTACCGCAAGGGTTACACGAACGACGCTAAGACCCAATCAAAGTACAGCGATGGGCGTATCGGCTGGCGCAAACTTCCCATTCGTTCACAGGACACCGTTCAGAAATGGGAGTTCGACAAGAACGGCGGTATCCAAGGAATGTGGCAGTTGGACCCGAACGCCCCAGACAAGGGGTTGGTCTACCTTCCGATTGACAAGTGTCTGCTGTTCCGCACCACCACCAAACTGAACAACCCAGAAGGTCGTTCCATTCTGCGTAACGCGTTCGTCCCCTGGTACTACAAGCGACGTATCCAAGAAATCGAAGCAATCGGTATTGAACGTGACCTGGCTGGTATGCCCGTCGCCTACGTTCCACCGCAGTTGCTGTCGAACAACGCAACCAGCGAAGAACGATCAGCGTTGGACGCAATCAAGCAGATCGTCCGAAACATCAAGCGTGACGAACAGGAAGGCATTGTCTTCCCGTTGGCGTATGACCCTGACACGAAACTGCCAGCGTATGACCTGAAACTGTTGTCCACTGGTGGTCGTCGCCAGTTCGACACGAACGAGATTGTGACCCGCTACGACCAGCGTATTGCGATGACGGTGCTGGCTGACTTCATGCTGTTGGGTCACGAAGGTGTTGGTACTCAGGCACTGTCGGTGTCGAAGATTGAACTGTTCCTGACCAGCCTGACTGCGTATCTGTCGCAGATCAGCGAAACATTCAACCAGTACGCAATCCCAAGGCTTATGCGATTGAACGGTGTATCTGAAGAACTGTCCCCGTACCTGACCTACAGCCCACCGAAGAACATTGACCTGGACGGAATCGCCAAGTACATCACAGCGTTGGCGCAGGCTGGCGCACCGCTGTTCCCTGATCAGGACTTGGAGAACTACCTACGGGGTCTGGCTGGATTGCCTGAAGGTCAAGCAGAAGAAGTCTGACCGTGGCGTTCCACGGCAAGCACCTGCTGAAGAACGGCACAGTCCGTGTTTCTAAGACACGCAAGCCTGTCGCACCTTCAGGACGACCAACAGGGTCGAACCGACTCACATCACTGGAACAGGAAATCTACGACCTGGTTCTGACTGCGTTCGACCGTGTACCTGAACGTGCCTACGAAACCATGCTGGACGACAAGACTGGCTGGCAGTACGAAGCAATCTTCGTCGGTGCGCTCATGAGTGTTCAGGCTGACATTGCTGATGTGCTTCACCGCCAGTTGGTGACCGCAGGCCAGACAGAAGCGATAGACCTGGGGAAGCAGTTGGCTTCAGAGTTCCGTGCGTTGGAGAAGGCGACGACACCCACCCCGTCACAGTTGGCGTTGGGATTTAGGTTCGACGTGAACAGCAAGCAGGCGTTGGACTGGGCGAACCGTGAAGCAGGCCAGTTAATCACCAACATGGGTACTGAGCAACGCAAGGCTATTGGTCAGTTGGTGGGCCAGTCAATGACGCAAGGGCTGACAGCACAGCAGACAGGCACAGCGATTCATCGTCTGCTGAATGACGTTATCCCTGGCACTGAGTACGGGAAGGTGACCGCACGCACGATTGGTGCGAACATGAATGGGCTGACCGCACGATCAGAACAGGCAGTGTGGAACAGGGCGCAGAAGACAGCACAAGACCTTGCTGACCGTGGAATCACAGGAACGAAGGCTGTCGAAACCTTGAAGAAGGACACCGACAGATACGCAGAGAAACTACGCAAGTCCCGCGCACGCACCATCGCCCGCACCGAAATCATTCGGGCCGCGGAAGAAGGCAGACAGCAGTCATGGAACCAAGCCATAGACAAGGGACTGATCAACAAGACCACAGCGAAGAAGACGTGGCGTGCTGGCCCATTCGACGTATGCCCGATCTGTTCACGACTTCACGGCACGTCCGTCCCCGTTCAGGGTGACTGGGGTCCGAACCTTCAGACACCACCAGCACACCCGAACTGTCGCTGTTCAATGGTGCTGAGCAGTGGAGTGACTGAACCACCCAGAGCGATTGGTGACGGTTCGACAGGGAACCCGTTCAAGTTGGAGTTCCCGCAACCACCAAGCCCGAACGACTTCCCACCGTTGCCTACTGGCCCTGGACCTGTCGCACCACCAGCACCTGTTCCACAACCAGCACCTGCTGTGCCTGAGTTCCAACCTGCGTCACGTCAAGTCTTAGAAGACATGATTGACCGTCAGCGCACCGCCGCGATGACCAGCGACGCATTGCCTGAACTTGAAGAATCACTGGTGGACTATGTGAACGGTTCAGGTAACTACAGCCTGGTGAACGGCACACTGCGTGGCGAGTTCATCTTCGATGATCTTCTACCGAAGACGCAGAAGAAGGTCATAGACATGACCGACGATCTTGACGAACTGATCAAGGCGAACGTCAGGACGGAAGACAACCTTCTGCTGTTTCGTGGCGTGAAGGACGATGGACTAGACGAATGGGAGTTCGCTGACGTAGGGGACAT